CTCTTAAAAATATGTCTCTAGATTTTCCAAAAGGACAGTTAACTTCTTTATTGGGACCATCTGGATGTGGAAAAACAACTTTGTTAAAAATTATTGCTGGCTTGCTCCCGGCATCTAGTGGTGAAGTGCTAGTGAATGGAGCAAAAGTTACTTCTCCAGGACCTGATCGAGCTTTTGTATTTCAAGATTTTGCACTAATGCCCTGGGCTTCAGTTATTAGAAATGTCGCATTTGGATTAGAACTTAGAGGTGTAAATAAAACAGAAAGAGAGTCAGTTGCTCAAAAGTATATTTCTGATGTTGGATTTATTCCAACAATATTTTTCGCTAGTTCATATTCTCTACCCAACCCACTATCTGCTGGTCCTTTTACATAAACCACAATAGTCGATGTGTCAATGAATGAATTTTCCAAGATAAATCTTTGATCTAAAGACCCATCAACTACAAATTGCTTTGTTAAAAATGTCCCTTGATAGACATTTATTGGTTCATCCTGCGTTCCAAAAACTGCTTGCCCATTTTTAATAGTTGTTGAAATATTTTCTGGAATTGAAAAGATATATGAAGTCTCATCTGTTGTTCCAACGCACACCAGACCTGCCTGGAGAGTCAATGTAGGACTTGTTGATGTAGTTGGTACTGTAACAGTTACTTGTGCTTTAGCGGCAGTTCTAGAGCGAGGTGTGTATCCTATATTTCTTGCAAGGGAAACTACATTCTCCCGTAAAGTTGCCGAATCCAGGAAAGATTCGTTTACAACCATATTAGCATTAAACGCAGTAATATAAGTGTTATATGCTAATGTATCAATTAAAACTGAAAAGTTTGATCCTTCAAAGTCAAAATCCGTGAAATTTGAATTCGCACGAAGATATTCTTTGATTGATGCTTTAATTTGATCGAAATCTAGATTTGTAAACTTAGTAAAAGGCATTTTATCTTGTTGCCTCTAATATAAATGTAAATTCTTGTGTTGGAAATTCTTGTCCGATAATATCAAAGATCACTGTAACTTCAAATGTGTTTTGATCTGGTTGAGGTTCAACATCAACTCGTACATTTGAGACTCTAGGTTCAAAGTTATTAATAGTTGTTCGAATTTGATCTTGAATGACTACGGCAGTACCATAATCAACGAAATCAAACAAACTTGAACGTACTTCAGATCCCAACAAAGAATTAAAAAATCTCTCTGTTGGGATGGTTTCGACTAAATTTCGAATTGAACGACGAATTGCACTTTCATTTTTTAGAATTGGCAAATCTTTTGTCACAGGATGGGGTACAAAAGATAAACTAATATCCTTAAATGCCCTTGATACTCTTGTAATTGCCATTACGGACTTAGATTTCTCCCATTATTTATAGTTATTTCCAAGGAATCCCATAAGATGGTTCGGTTCCATAGTCCCAATCATCATAGTCGTCGTCATTTCGAATTTTTTCATGCAATTCTTCTTGTTTTTTAAGATCATGACGTGGTGCAGAGTCATGCATGACTTCTTGGATGACTCTTTTTGATGGTGTATTGCCATAATCTGTGATGAGTTTTGTGGTTCCCCACATCTCTCTCATATAGTTACTGTCTCTATCAACTGGTAAGTTCGACATTTTAGCTCCTGTTTTAATGAATAAAACAGAACTTTTATAAAGGAGGTTGCTATCTCCTTATTTCTATTTAACGTTCTACCTCACGAAGAGAGTAAGTGTCAGAATTAAGGTATTTAAGTATCTCTAAGGCAATTAAACGTGGATTTCCTTCACCACAAGTGTATACATCAACTGCCAAACATCCGTTTTCTGGCCAGGTATGGCAAGAAACATGACTTTCTGCAAGTGCAATGACTACTGTACAACCTTGTGGTAGAAAACAATGTGAAAAAGTATTCAAGATTGTCATTTTTGCACGTTGAATTCCTTTAATCATGACGTTCTGAAGCGATTCTACGTCATTAATTAAATTAAATTCAACATCATACACCTCTAAGAGTAGGTGTTTACCCATTGAAATGTTTTTCAACTCAATTTTTTGGTAAAAATTTATTTATTTCGAATTTTTTGTACCATTTCATAGTCTTTTTCTAAAATTTTTCTTAAATACTCATCGTCCCACAGGTCATAATAATTAGTTTTTGCCAAAATTTGCCTCATTTTGGTCAAAAATTCAAAATTTTGATATAAAATTAAATTATACGTCCCATTATTTGTCTGAATTCCATTTATAAAACTTGATTCATCGCGGAAATCATCAAAAAATTTATATTTTGGATACTTTTGATTTAATTCTTCAATTTTTTGATAACCATATTCAAGATCTAAATCATCCTCAACGACAAAAATAACGACACCAAACTCTTCATCAAGAGGTTGAATGTCGTTAATTGAACATTTTATAATTTTATAGGTATTTGCTTTCGCAAATGGACAAATTGAATGACCTTTTAAGTCTGGATGAGATTTTTGAATTGTTCGAATCCAGGTTTCAAGATCATTCATCTCTTACCTTGACCCCTATACTTCTTACGTGCATTATTACGAGAAGACGCAGCGTATTTTGTTCCTCCTCCGTCGCCTTGGCGAGATTTCTTAGGAGGACCAGGAATATAAGAGCTCTTATTCAGTCCGACTTTTGATTTTGCAGCCATCAGTTATTCTCCAATAATTTCAGTTTCAAGTTGTTCAGGACTTGGAGAACCTGTCTGATAAAACTCAATCGACAGGTCCTCCATTACATTGAAATATTCTTCCTCTGTAAGATTCGAATATATTTTTCTACCCTTACAAAGAATATTGTAAGTTTCGTTAGACATTTCAAATCACTCTTGATTTTTCGTGACCGACTCGTACCCGAGGATCACACCAAATTTCAAAACCTGCTTCCTTTGCATCCAAACAGAAGGATACATCTTCTCCACACATATCTTGAACCTCACCAGACTCAAAGACTTGCATCTTTGGAGCAAACCAAGGATACTTCATTTCTGGATGTTCAAAGACACCTTTTTTAATCAGCAACCAACCAAACCCAGTATAGTCAACAGTAAAAGGTTTCCGACGCTTCTGAATGCTTTCTATCGTTTCATGATTCATCACACCACCATTGTTACGGAAGTCATCTTCTTCCAACCAATGAGCAACAGAAGTCGTATGACCATCTTCTGTACAATACCATCCAGCCGCAATGTCCTTATCCATTAGAACAAGTTGCCAGAACTTTTCAGTATTGAATACAATGTCACTATCAATCCAAAGTTGCCAGTCATAGTTCAGTTTTCCATCCCAGGGAATCTGATCAGGACCACGAAGAACATTTGCACCCAGACACTTGCAACGTGCAAAGTTCACCATTGAACTATAGTCTTGAGAAATCTGAATACTTGCTCCTGCCTGAACAAGGTCAAAACAGAGTTGTACAAAGTTCTTCAGATATGTGTAAGAAACACCTCTTCCAGGAAGACAGAATACTACTGACTTTCCTCTGACCATTTCTTTTGCCAGATTATAGTCCCATTCTTGTTCTTTTGTGACTGTAGGTGTTTTTGCTTTAACCGTAAATCCTTTTGCCATAAGTGTTTAATTTAACATTCATATCATACAATATTATCTATGTAAAGTCAATAGGAGATCTCTTGAAAACTTAAGTCTTCTTTTTTATAGTTTCCAATTAACTCTACAACATGATTCAACATATCCCATGTTTGATGAAAGTCTTCTTCTGAAAGATCTTTATAGATGCATTTTTCATGAACGTAGATGCAATATTGTTTTTCATTCATTACGTTCACTTAGAATTATTTCATCTCCCTCTATTTTAACACATATCTCAGTATCTTCATACCATGAGAGTTCATTCACAATTGCTTCTGGAATATTGATGAAATACTCTCCAGTAATTGGATCGACTTGTAGGGGTTGAAAAATTTCTCCGGAGTTTTTTCTCATTGAATGTATTATCTGTTTCGATTTTGTTTTTTATATAGTATTATACTTCCGGGAATTTTTAAATTCGATGAATATTGATCGGTCGTTTTGGGTCGTTTATAGCTTATGGGGACCCATGGGATTATAAACGGGGGGGCGCCTTAACCCTTAACCCCCCCCTTATAACCCCCACACGCCGCCCGAGGCGGCAACCCCCACGGAGGGGGGCACTGCCTGCCACGAACGCACGAAGGGCGGCGGTCACCCCTGCTGACTCTGCCACCCGCTTACAGGGCAGCGAACATCGGGGGAGAGGGTCTCTGAATACTGGGCGGCAATGGCGGTAGCGGGCACACCCCAGTGCTGGTATCCAGTGGGGCGGTGGGCATTGCGCTCCTGATCAGCACGGGAGATCCACTTGACCTGACGGGTCTGGAGGTCAGAGCACATGGAGAGGGGGAAGATCATCGGAGGGGTGTCGGTTGAACTGAGAGTATCGTATCAGAGAGCG